GCCTGGAACTGCTTGTTGTCGAACTTCATCGCGACTACGCGGTTGTCAACGCTGCTCATGCCGAGGTCACCTCCTTCCAAACGTCGTTTGCGATCTGGTCAAATATGGGCCTGATCGCGGGGTTGATGTAATCGCGCCCTGCAACGTAGCCGCCAGTGCCGGTACCGTGACCGTACTGAAGAATGACAGCGATGTTGACACCGCTGACCGAGTGCGTATTACTCCACGTGATGGAATAACCCGTGCCGGTTTTTTCGACCTCGTAAGTCCAGAGCTCTGCGGTCAGGCCCGATTCGACCGGGGTAGCTGACCGCAGAGCCGCGACGCCTCGACGCCCATACTGATCTAGGGAGCCGAGAATATCGCTGTTGGACATGGCCTTGAGGAACTTCTCGGTGTTGGAGAAGGAGCCACTGCTGCTAAACGAAATAACCACAATGACTCCTTTCCATCAGCCCTCGGACGGCGGGGGAACCGGGATGAACTCAACGTCCGAGACGTTGAAGGTGATGTCGCCGACCTTGCTCCACGCCATTGGATCGTCGTCGTCCCAGACAACCCCCTGAGCAGAGAGCTCTCCGGTTTCGGTGTCGTAAAGCCATTGGATGCCTACGGTGCGCTTAGCCATTATCCCTCCGTCATGTAGTGACCACCATCGAACGAGAACCAGGCGGTTGAGCCCGTGTTAGCCACAACTGCATGATCTGCTGCGCCGGAGTTGATCGTGAAGCGAGACATAACGTTGTTTGAGGACGTCAACCACATGAGATTTGACACCGGTCGGTCGTTTGCCGCCATTGGCACGGTAACGGCCACAGGAAGCCCCGCACCTCCCTTGACGAGGCCACGCATGTGTGAGATGCCGTCAGGCGCAGTCCAAATACCCTGGGTGGGGTATGCCGCACCGTAGGTGCTCCATGAGTTGGCCATGAGCATCGTTCGCCAGTAACTGTCCGGAATTTCTGCCACCGGAAAGATGTACGACTGGCAAAGCGACACCCAAGTCACGGTGCCCGTAGGGTTACTCACCTTGTAGACGTAGGACATCTGACTTGTCGACGGCGATGCGGGCACGGTGGCAACCCAGTGTACGGAGACTCCGCCGTTGGCGACACTAGACGGTGCAGCTGCGTGAGCCTGCAAAGCAGGAGCCAAGCCGGCAGGCAGCTTGAAAATCTCACTGTCCGCCGAAGGAATCGACGTGCCCGACGCTAGTCCTCGAAGCCAGACCCGACCGAAGGAGTCCTTCCACCAACTCGGTGCAGGATATCCGGCGTAGGCAGTCCAGTTCGGGGACAACGTGATCGGCGTCCATGCACTGTCCGGAGCAACGTCTGCTGCGGGGAACATGATCGCGCCGATGTCGAGGAAGCTTGCGCTGCCGGAAGGGTTCGAAATCATGGTGACTTCGCCCGTCTTGAGCACGCGCATCGTGATGCCCGACGTGTTGTTCGACGAGACCCCCGCGAAAATGAGGTTCCCTGCAGGGCGCATACCCTCGGGCAGCGTCGTGATCAGGTCACCGTTGACGAGGTTCGTGCCTCTGGTACCAAGACCTCGAACGATGATGATGCCCTCTGAGGTACGAAGCGCCTGAGGAGATGACCATCCGGGACCCGCGGTGTAGTTCGTGATGCTCGAGCCCCAGGTCAGCTGCTTCCATCCGCTTGAAACGCGACCCACACCGTTGTCGCTGTACCACTGGACCCCGTCGATGGTGAACACCTCGAAAGGGGCCTGTGGCGAAGCCGCTCCAGAGCCGGATATCATGACCGACATGGCCGTTCGAGCCCTCTGGCTGAGGTTGCCACGAAGCAGATATTCACCGATCTTGTCTCGGTCGGTGTTGCCTCGAGCGCCCAAGCGAGGACCCTGGAACTGCCAAGGGCTCCAAGTCGTACCGTTCGACGAACGACGACGCTTGTAGGTCACGCTGAAATCGCCGCCAGGGAAGTAACCTGCCGACGTGATCGGGACATAGAGCTCCACGGTCTGATAGACCCACGGGCCGGCAACCTGCACCTCGAGAAGACCCTTGGTGGCGTCTCGATACGAGCCAGCGGTGTTGTTGGCGTCCGCCTTGTCGGCTCGCGGAATCGCTTCCACAGGCCAGTTGAAGATCGTGTTCATTGTCGCCTGCGTGTTTGACATGTACAGGCCCGGAGTGACGAGCGTGTCGACGTCGGTGTTCGCAACCATGTCGACTACGGGTAGGCTCTTGACGTTGGCCTTGAGCAGCCACGGAGAAGCCGGCGTACCCAGACCCGTCAGGTCCAAATCCACCGTAGCGGTGTCGCCGACCGTAAGAAGCGCGGTGGCGTCCTTGCCCACGACCAACCCTGCGTCCTGGGTCGCACCGTCGTGCGTGGTGAGAATCAGGTGGCCCGTTGCGGGGTCTACAGAACCCTCGACGACGGAGGCCGCCTCGATCTCGAGCATCCTTGCCTTGGTAAGGCCCTCGATGGTGGCCATGTCGTCTCCTTCCTAGTAGCTGCTGGCTTTGTACGTGTCCGAGCTGACCATCACTACGGACGGCGAAGACAGAACGAACTCGGTGGGCGAGGTGAGGTACACCATGTCGTCTGGACCGATGGCGGTGAAGGTGCCGTCCCCATGGTCGATGATCTTGAACACCTCGTACGGCTCGAAAATATCGAGAATCTCTGACGCCGACGGAATCCGAGGATCGATCAGGTCATCGCCGTACAGGATGTGCTCGATCTCCGCAAGAATCTCGGGGTTGACCGTGGTTGAGTCCATAAATATGTGTGCACTGGCCCGTGGCGGGTACTTCGACAGCGGAGAGTTGTAGAACGGAACCGGAGTCGTCGAAATATCCCAAGAGAGCGCCATAACGCTGTTCGAGGGGTCAATCGAGGAGTAGTTCCGGGCAGTAGGCTTGGCCAACGCGTTGTACACGAGGTGTAGCCGGTACCCGTCTGTCGAAATATCGGTCCCGAGCATGGTTCGGTAGCTGAAGTGGAAGGTCTGCCGCTCCTGACCCCCTACGATCTCGTCAAACCCGTCGAAGGGTTCGAACTCGACAGGATATGTGATCGCCTCGATCGTGGCTGCAAAACTGCTCAGCGCCAATCGGTTCGAGAGCACCTCTCCGTCGAAATATGTGATCGTCTCGTTCAGATCGTCGGCAGTTTCGCTAACCTCGACGAGGCCACTCCACCCCACTCCGAAGTCGAACGAAGGATATAGAACCCCTCGGTCGACGCCGGCCTCAAACTTTCGCTCACCGACGGCGTCCCACATCACTCTGGCCATGAGGACCCCTATGCGAACATCTCGATGAGGTCTGCTTGCGCAGGCAACACCGCGTCGGTGAATTCCGTTCCGTACAGCAAATCCTCGAGCTCGACCAGCAGCTCGGGAGGCGTGCTGCGAGAGTCCACGACCATGTGGGAGGTCGGGCGATAGCCGTCGATCCTCGGAGGAGCCGTGGTGATGGCCCAGCTAAGACCGATCGGCTCTGGCGTGTCGTTCAGCGACCTGTTGTTGCGTGTGGCCGGCTTTGCGAGGGCGCCATAGACCAGGTGAAGCTTGTAGCCGTGGTCCAGACCGTCGACGTCGTTCCCGATGGCGGTGCGGTAGCACAGATCGAACTCCTGGCGTCGCTGCTGGGTGATGAACAACCCGTTGGCGACGCTTGCAGTCCCATCGCACACACCGAATGCCGCAGGGCTCGAGAACGCGTCGATCGTCGCCTCGAACTCCTCTGCGGCAGCGAGGTTGATGTACTTGTACCCGTCGAGGTAGTACGGCTGCGGCTCACCGCCAGAAGGACTCTCTCTGACAGCGGTCAGTCCGTTCCAGGGCACGCCAGCATTGTCACCGACGTAGAGAACTCCGCGATCGGCACCTGCCTCGTAGAAGCGCTGGCCGGCATCGCCCCATGTAACTCGCGTCATGTCGTCCTCCTTTCGTGTTAGCCGGTAGTGTTAAGGGCTGCCTTGCGCTCCTCGTTGAGACGGCGGTTCCGGGCAAGAATCTCCCGAGACGACATCTTCTTCGGGGGAGACATCTGCTCGCCGCGAACTCGAACAAGGGTCAGAAGGCGGCTGAGGTGCCACTTGTCGCACTCGATCGGGATGCCGAACTGGACCATCCACGAGTACAGCACCTCAGCGGTGAGCACCTCTCGGTTCGACTTCTTGCTCGGGTCGTCGTAGAACCACGTAGCAGTCATCTTGGCGTTGAGGTAGCGGTTGATCTGCTGAAGAACGTCGTCCGGAAGCCTGTGGAAAACCTCCGGAGGAACATTTGGGGTCACACACATCAGCTCGATGTAGGACAGCGTCTCTTCGTTGGTCTTAGCCGTCATGCTCAAGAACGGCTTCTCCCAAAGTGACTCCCATTTTGAAAGGGAGACCAGAGAGTGC